TTCTGAAAGCGCGGTCGCCAGCATGTCGGAGCAGGAATACGAGAAGAACGAGGACGCGATCCTTGAGGCCATGCGAACCGGCAAGTTCGAATACGACATTACTGGCGCCGCCCGATAATAGGGGTTGCAAGATAGCCACGAACTGTGGTATAACTTAGGGTAATTGGGCTGGTTTGTTCTGGCCCTTACCCGCCGCTTTCTGGCGGTACATCTCGTCACTAGCCCACGATCCGGGTGACTGTGTCTTGCAAGCGGATGTACCCCCTGAGAGCGACTACTGCTTCTCACTTCAGCCGTGGCCGGCCATTCGTGTCCCACCTACGCGCTGATTTTCCCCAGAAGAAACAGACGGCAAGTCCACCAGTGACCTCTGGCCCGAATTGTCTGCGGACGGCCATCCGCAGGTAGTTTGCACCCAGAATGATCACTGCCACTTAGAGCGTCCTCTTCTGTGACCTGTAGCGCCCCTTTTCGGGGCTTCTTCATGCCACAAAGAGAGAGGATTAACTCATGGCATTCCCCACCGCTAACGGCTACGGCAATCTGCCTAATGGCAATTTCTCGCCGGTCATTTACTCCAAGAAGGTCCAGAAGGCCCTTCGCAAGGCGTCCGTCGTCGAAGACGTGACCAACACCGACTACGCTGGCGAAATCGCCAACTTCGGTGACTCGGTCAAGATCATCAAAGAGCCGGACATCACCATCAACGACTACAAGCGCGGCACTTCGCTCGCCACGCAAGACCTCACCGACGCTGACTTCACGATGGTCGTCGATCAGGCCAACTACTTCCAGTTCGCCATCGACGACATCGAGGAAGCCCACAGCCACGTTAACTTCATGGACCTTGCGACCGACCGCGCCGCCTACAAGCTGCGCGATGCTTTCGACCAAGAGGTTCTGGGTTACATCGCGGGCTTCGAGAAAGACGGCAACGGCGACTGGATTCGTCGTACAGCTGTTTCCGGCACTAAGCAGGACAGCTCGGCGGACAACGACGAACTGCTGGCCGCGCACAAGCTGGACATCACCGACTTTGGTGGTTCGGATCTTGGCGTTGATGCGGAGATCACGTCGGTCCCGCTGGCTGCCGGCGGCGGGGCAGGCGGCATCACCAGCCCGCTGGCCGTGCTTAACCGCATCGCCCGCCTGATGGATCAGGAGAACGTGGACACCGAGGGCCGCTGGGTCGTCGTGGACCCGGTCTTTGCCGAGATCCTGATGGACGAAGACTCCAAGCTGATCAACGGCGACTTCGGCGGTGACGGCGAGCTTCGCAACGGCCGCATGCCCGGCACCATCCGTGGCTTCCGTATCTACAAGTCGAACAACCTGCCGTTCATTGGGACGGGTCCGGGTACTTCGGCTTCGGACGGTTCGGAAACCAACTTCGGCGTTCTGGTTGCGGGTCACGACTCTGCTGCGGCGACTGCACAGCAGATCAACAAGACCGAAAGCTTCCGTTCGCCGGACACTTTCGCGGACGTCGTCCGGGGTATGCAGCTCTACGGTCGTAAGCTGCTGCGCTCGGAAGCGATGTTCACGACTGCCTATAACCTCGCCTGATGAGGTCTTTTGGGGCTGCCTCTTAACGGGGGCAGTCCCTTTTTTCTTTCGGAGGCGGCATGCCCACGACCTATCTAGACCTCTGCAATCAAGTACTGCGCCGCCTTAACGAGGTGCAGATTGCCCCGGCGGATTTCGCTGGGGTTCGTGGCGTTCAAGCGCTGGTAAAAGACGCTGTGCAGTCCGCTGTTGCGAAGGTCAATCAGGCAAAGGACGACAATCTCAACGCCGACTTCAAGGCTCTACGGTTTCTGGACCGTGACGAGTGGTATCAAAAGCACCGCGACGATGACTACGAAGCGGGCGCGTCTGGACGAGGTATCCCCGACTACGTCTTCCCGTCCCACGGCTCGGGCTACGGCGTTTCCCCGGTCCCCGACGCGGCCTACACGTTGAAGTTTCGCTACTTCTTGAACTTTACCGACTTGACCAATTTCAACGACCTGACGCGCATTCCGTCTGCGTTCGACACCATGATCGTCGACGGCGCCCTCTATCACATGTACATGTTCAAGGATAACCCAGAGAGTGCCAGCGTTGCATTTCAGGCTTTTGAGCGCGGCCTCAAAGATCTGCAGTCGATCTACGTTAACGATTACCAGTACATCCGCGACCGCCGCGTGAACTTTGGCGGCGGGCAGCGTCGTTTCTCCGCATACACGCCTGTGAGGTTCTGATGCCCGACCGGCTGGAGTCTTTCAAGGTTATCTGTCGCGGCGGGTTGAATTCCAACGAGAACAACCTCGACCTCGCGGAGAATAGCCCCGGCTCGGCCACGCGGCTGGTTAATTACGAGCCGTCGCTGTTTGGCGGCTACCGCCGTGTCGAGGGCTTTGAGGCGTACGACACGGACTACCCCGAAGTCGACGACGGCAACGGTTCTGCAGAAGGTAAAGTCCTGTGCATCGCCTTGTTTTTCAACGAGCAGCTGGGAAATCCGTATGCCATCGCCGCCCGCAAAGATGTAGGCTCAAACACCTACAGTTTTTACAAGCATGTCCCGCTGGTTGGTTGGCAGAATATGAACAGTGGCCTGACGCAGGCCACGACGGACGGCGTACGTACGGTTGAAAAAATCCGGCATGTCCAGTTCGATTTTGGCAGCGGCGGCCAGATTGCTTTTGTTGATGGCGTGAACCCGGCAAAAGTTTTTGATGGCACGAACTGGTATGAAATAGACAGCAACGGCGCCGGCACATCTAACGACCCCGGCGGGCCGCAGATCGTCGACGCGCCCGCGTTGGTAGATGTATTCGAAAACCATCTCTTCCTCGGCGGCGACCGGACGGCTCGTTCTGTTGTCTGCCACAGCGCTCCAAATGACCCGTTGAACTTCACAGCTGGCGGTGGCGCGGGCCAGCTTCCGGTCGGCTTTAACGTCGTCCAGTTCAAGCCCTTCCGAGACAATCTTTTTGTGTTCGGATCAAACACCATTAAGCGCGTTCAGCCTGACGTACAGTCTGGTTTTTTGCTCGATCAGGTTACCGCCAACGTCGGCTGCATCGCCCGAGACAGCGTCCAAGAAATCGGTGGGGATCTTATCTTCCTAGCCCCCGACGGGTTTCGTCCTGTGGCCGGCACAAGCCGTATTGGCGACGTGGAGCTGGAGACGATTTCCAAATCTATTCAAGGCCGCATACTGCAGATCATCGCAGACAATGATCTGGACACCTTTAACGGTGTGGTAGTGCGGTCTAAGTCGCAGGTACGTTTCTTCGTAGGCGACGACAGCACGGATCAGGTCGACAGCATTGGCGTTATCGGAGGGCTTACAGATCGCGGGGGCCAGATTAACTGGGAGTACTCCGAGCTTACAGGCATTCGTGCCAGCTGCACATCTTCGGAATACATAGGGCGTGAGGAGTTTGTGCTGCACGGCGATTACGACGGAAAAGTTTACCGTCAGGAAACGGGCAACAGCTTCAACGGTTCCGATATCATTTCAATCTATTCGACGCCGTATCTGGACTTCGGAGACACGGAAGTCCGCAAGGTTCTTCACAAGATCAACACCTTCATCCGCGCAGAAGGTCCGTTCACGCTAAATTTGTCCTTGGACTACGACTGGGGCGACCCGGAGGTAGTGCGGCCCAGCGCCTACAACCAGTCCGCTACAGGTTCGCCTACAGTTTACCGGGGCGATAACGTGACCTACAGCGGCGAAAATGTTCAGTACGGCGGCTCTAAGCCCATCATGCTTTCGGACATTCAAGGGTCCGGCTACTCCGCTCGCGCAACTTTCGTGACTGTCGGGCAAGACGCGCCGCACTCCATCCAAGGCTTGGTTTTCGAATTTTCTCTCGCAGGGAGACGTTAAATGGCTGGCTACACGCGCCAATCTGTTGCCGACATCATCAACGGGCTGGACATTACGGCACCGCCTCTCAACGCGGAGTTTAACCAAGTTGCCGCCGCGTTTGACGGCTCGACAGGGCATGCCCACGAC